ATAATAAAACAAGGGATATGAAAAGAGTAGCAAGTATTCCAACTATTGCTTTGCAAGTTTGGGCAAAAGAATATAATGGTAGTAATAATTGGTTTGGATTACCAAAAGATATACAAAAACAAATCTTAAAAAAGAAATTAAACTCTAGTGAGTTTAGATATTTTAGAACTGCAGAAGGTAAATTATAATGGCATTAAATAGTTATTCAGCTTTAAAAACATCAATTGCAAATTGGTTAAACAGATCAGATTTAACATCAGAAATATCTGGTGATTTTATAGTTCTTGCTGAAAAAGATTTTAATTCTAAATTAAGAATTAGAAAGATGATTGCAACTGATAGTTCTTTTACTATTGATGCAGAAACAAAAGCATTACCTACAGGATTTTTACAAGTTAGAGATTTTTATATTTTAAATGGTGGATCTAAATATGCTTTAAAATATATTACTCCAGCTCAAATGGACCAAATAAAAGGTGGTTCAAGTTCAGGTATGCCTAACACATATACAATATTAGGTGATAACTTTAGATTTGCACCAAGTCCTGCAAGTTCATATACAGGAGTAATTAATTATTACAAAGAATTTGATCCATTATCAGAATCAAATACTACAAATTATATATTAACAAATCACCCTGCGATTTATTTATATGGTTCTCTTTATCATGCTGCTAATTTTTTAGGTGGTATTGAACCTAATCAAGCTGCTCAATGGGAAAAGATGTATCAAACAGCACTAGAAAGATTAGAGAGAAATGACAGAGAAGATCAATATGGAAGTGCTCCTTTACAACAAAGATCAGATGTAACTGTAGCAGCAGGATTTAATGATAATTATTTTGCAGTAACAAACAATAACCAATAGGATACTAATGCAAATACCTTTTGGAGAATGGCTACCAGATCAACCAGAGTTTAATAATCCTGGTGCAAATGTTGCAAACAATGTTTACTTTGCAAGACAATCTTATAAACGATTTCCTTCATTAGTTAATTATTCATCAAATGATATTTCTACAGATAGTAGAGGTGCAGGTTCATTTAGAGATAACTCAAATACTGTATTTAATTTTGTTGCTAATAATACAGACATTTATCAATTAGATGGTGGAACATTTACATCAAGAAAATCTGGTTTAACTGGAACGAATACAGATTATTGGACATTCACACAATTTGGTAATTATGTAATTGCTTCTAATGGAGTAGATGCTCCTCAATATTATTTAATGGGTACATCAACTAACTTTGCAGATTTATCTTCTATTGCAACAAGTGGTACTGTTCCAACATTTAAAGTTTCAGGTGTGATTAGGGATTTCTTAGTAACTGGTAATCACACAAATAATTCTAATAGAATTCAATGGTCAGGTATTAATGATATTTCTACTTGGGAAAGTGGAACTAAACAATCAGACTTACAAGACTTACCAGGATCTGGTGGACAAATAGTTCATATAACTTCTGGAGAGATTGGTTATGTATTTAGACAAAACCAAATAGTTCGATTAGACTATGTGGGTGGTGCAACAGTATTTAGATTATCAGTTATCTCACCAAATAGAGGAGCTGTATATGGAAGAACTGTTTGCCAAGATAATCGTAGAGTATTCTTTTATGCAGACGATGGATTCTTTGAAATCAATGGTGACCAAGTTATTCCAATCGGTGCAGAAAAAGTTAATAGATTTTTTGACACAGATTTAAACAAAGCATTTAGTGATAGAATATGTGCTGCTGTAGATCCATTCAATCAGTTAGCATTATGGTTATATCCAAGTGCATCCGACACTGCGAATACAACTGGTATTTGTGATAAAGTTTTAATCTATAATTATGCAACTCAAAAATGGTCAACTGCAGATGCTAGTGCTAGTACAATATTCTCACAATTTGTGGGAGCTTACACTGTAGAATTAATGGATATTATCTCTCAAAACTTAGATAGTATTAATATTGCATTAGATACTGATTTTTGGAATGGTGGACAATTATTATTAGGTGCAATAGATAATAACTATAAAGCTGCTATTTTCTCAGGTACTGGAAATGAAGGAGAAATAGAAACTAGAGAATTAGAGTTGTTTCCAGGTTTAAGATCAAATATAATAGGTATAAGACCTATTGTAGATGCAGAAGCTACAGTGACTTTAAGTACCAGAGATAGATTGGCAGACAATCCTACAGAGTCAACAGTTTCTAGTATGAATACAACAGGAATTAATCCAGTAAGACAATCTGGTAGATATGTTAAAATTAATGTTAAAATACCAAGTGGTGGTGCTTGGAAAGATGCTCAAGGAATTGATTTAGTTGCATCAAGATCAGGGTTGCGATGACAGATAAAACTGATATAGATAATGTTAGATACAGTTTTGAAACTCAAGAGTTTTTCCAAAGACAAATTGAGGAAGCTATTAACGCATTAATAAACGAAAAAAATCAAGAAAATAACAAAGCCTTTTCTTGGTTCATGGGAGATTAAATGTCAGGCATAAAAGATTATTCAACAACCAATTTAAATAACACAACATTAAATGGAATTTCTGTTGCAGAAGGAATGTTACCTTCTCAACTTAATAATGCAATCAGAGCATTAATGGTTAATACCAGAGAATGGTTTAATGATAGTCAATGGGTTGAATATGGAGATGGTGATGGTGCTTACACTGGTGCTTATGCTTCAGCTACTTCATTCACAATAGCTGGTGTAGATGTTTCTGCAATTTACCATGAAGGAAGAAGAATTAAATTAATTGCTCCAACACCTGGAACAATTTATGGAACTATATCAAGTTCAACATTTTCAACTAACACTACAGTTAATGTAACTTGGGATAGTGGTTCATTATCAAATGAAGCTATTACAAATATTTATATTGGTTCAATATCAAAAACAAATACCTCAATACCTACAGGTGTAATTACAACTGCTACATTAGCAGATGGATCTGTTACAACTGTAAAATTAGCAGACAGTGCAGTTACGACTGCAAAGATTGCTGATGATAATGTTACTACTGCAAAAGTTGCAGACTCAAACATTACTACTGCTAAGATTGCAGACTCTAATGTAACTACTGCTAAAATTGCAGATTCAAATATTACTACTGCTAAAATTTTAGACGCAAATGTAACTGCTGCAAAACTTGCAAGTAATTCTGTTACAACTGCAAAAATAACTGATTCAAATGTAACGACAGCTAAAATAGCTGATGCAAATGTTACTAATGCTAAACTAGCAACTGATGCAGTTCAAACTTCTAATATTGCAGATGGAAATGTTACAGCAGCTAAACTTGCAAACTCAAGTGTTACTTCTGATAAAATTTCAGATGGTGCTATTGTTAATGTAGATATAAATGCTAGTGCTGCTATTGATGCAACTAAGATACATGATGGTACAATATCTAATACAGAATTTGGTTATCTAAATGGTGTAACAAGTGGAATTCAATCTCAATTAGATGCTAAACTTGTTAAAGCAAGTAACTTATCAGATTTAACTTCAGCTTCTACTGCAAGAACAAATTTAGGTTTAGGTACAATTGCAACTCAAGCTGCAAACAATGTTAATATTACTGGTGGTGCAATTACTGGAATGTCTGCACCTTCTTCTGGTTCAGATGTAACTACAAAAACTTATGTTGATGATTTAGTTGCAGGATTAAAAACAAGAATTATTACTAGAGCTGCTACAACTGCAAATATTGATTTAACTGCAGACTTACAAAATGGTGATACTTTAGATGGTGTTACTTTAGCAACTGGAAATAAAGTTTTAGTTAAAGATCAAACTGACCAAACAGAAAATGGTATCTATATTGTTGTAGCATCAGGTACTGCAAGTAGAGATCCTAATTTTGATACAGTTGAAGAATTAGCTGGACAACTAGCAATTGTTCAAGAAGGTAGTTCAAATGCAGATAAAATATATCTTTGCACAACCGACAATAGTGGATCTATTGGAAGTGTTAATATCGTATTTTCACAAGTACAACCATCATTCACAGGTACTGTAACTTCAGTAGCAGTTGCAGATTCTGGTTCTTCAGAATTTACAGTTACTGGTTCACCAATTACTTCATCAGGAACAATTTCTTTAGCAGTCAATTCAATTAATGCTAGTAAAATTGGAAATGGTGATGTAAGTAATACAGAATTGAGTTATGTTAATGGAGTAACAAATCCAATTCAAACTCAAATAGATAACAAGGCTTCAGCAGGATTTGCTGTTGCTATGGCGATAGCTTTATAAGGAGAAAATATGGCACAAGATTTTACTAGATACTCTACACAAGCAACTAACAGTGCTAGTACAGTATTTACAGCAAATTCTAATGATGCGGTAATTGGAGTAAGAATTGCTAACATATTAACTTCAGCGATAACAGTATCAGTTTGGATTTCTGAATCAGGAGTTACAGACAGATATATTGCAAAAGATTTAAGCATCCCACCTTCAAGTGCAGTTGAACTTGTTTCTGGTGGTGCTAAATTTGTAATGCAGAATACAGATGTTTTAAAAGTACAATCTGACACTGCTACATCTGCTGATGTTTGGGTTAGTGTTGTTGATTCAATTAGTGCATAAGGAGAAC